CGACCAGTAGCGGTGCCCCGATCGCTTCCCTCGGTCGGGGCACCGCTACTGGTCGACGCAGTTGCGCGACCCCTCAGGAGTTCTCCCGTCCAGCCCGCGCTGCGGCGACCGCAGCATCCTGTGTTTCGAACTTGCCGCCAGACACGTTGCGTACCGTGCGCCCCTCGCCGAGGTAGAAGGTGGCCCACCACTGGCCGTTCGGCTCCTGCCAGACGCGGCCGATCAGGTCGTCGGTCGCACGGTCGTGCACGAAGAAATTGTCGGGTGCCGCTGGATCCAGTCGAACGGCATTGACGGCGTCCGTGTTCACGTGATTTCTCCTCGGGGCAGGGTCTGCTGTTCGTCGGGCAGGATGCGATGGAAGCCGGCGTCGGCCATGTCGGGTGCGCTCCACTCCTGGTGGTGGCCGTCCTCGTGGGCGAGGAGGTAATACATGTGGTTGTCGCCGGAGACGGAGGCGGGCCCGTGCTTCCTGTCCTTGCCTTGGGCCCCGGCCTTGTTTGCGACCCAGGACTCGGACACTGTCCACGTGCCGCAGGGGTTTCGGAGCCTCTCTCCGAGGGTCAAGCTCCCCCGTTGGGTCGGGGGGATTGGCGACCGCTCAGTTTGGTTGGGTGTTTGCAGAGTCGCTACCGCCTTCTCCTGGTGCCGCAGACCCGGCTCGCTGATGCTCGTCTCGTGGCCCCTTGAGTCGCACAGCGTGTAGAACCATGGGATCGCTTTCGCGGCCTCGTCGGAGAACAGGCGACGATCCCCCCAAGCCATGATCTGGTCTGTCCTGCGTTGAGCGACGACCGTGAGCGGCTCGTCGAACCGGTTGTACACGACATGGCCCATGGCGAACTCGGGCTCCGGGTAGTCCGACACGTCTTCTCCCTGCTTCGGCACTGTTTCTGTTTAACAAGAATGACCCGCCGCACGGCTCTTGTCAACCCGTCACCACAGATGGATGGTAGATTCTGTTAAACACAAACCGAGGGGGAACGATGGCACGACCCGCCACCGGACAGACCAAAGTCATGGGCTTCCGCCCACCCAAGCAGCTACGCGACGAGTTCGAAGCCCTGGCCGCCAGCGAGGACCGCACACCCTCGGACGCGCTCGTCGAAGCCATGCACGACTGGGTGAAGAAGAAGCGCCGCGAGCAGCCCGAGACGTGACGAAAGCGGCCCTCGCTCCCGACAGAGAACGAGGGCCGCACGGTTTTCACGGACCTCCGTAAACCCCCAGGTCAGTCAGGTTACCGGCCCCGGTAACCTGACGCCTTCCGCCCTCAGCCGACCACCCCGAGCACGGCCGCCTTCCCGCAGCCCACGCAGCACGGTGTCCCCGCGTACCCGCTGATCGTGCCGTCCGGGCGCAGTACCACCGCCCCGTGCTCGGGCATCTTCGGGTGGTTGCCGCGCAGTTCGAACCATGCCTCCCCGCAGACGCAGGTGACGTAGTCGGGCTTCGGCTGCTCGCTGTCGCGGCGCCGCTGGTTCAAATCGATGACGTCCATGAGACCAGCGTGGATCACGGGGAGTCGCGTTCCCAAGGGGAACCGGTGACGAAGTTCGGGTGGCGTAGACATGACGAAGGCCCCCGTCTCCGGGGGCCCGTCACCTCCGCTCGCGCGGAGAAGGGTGCTGCGGTCGTCGAGCCCCAGGGGCAGCCCATGGTTCACCTCCGCTTACGCGGAGAAGCCGACTCGACTGCGGGGAGCGTATCAGCGGCGGTCGGTGCGCGCGCCCTTTCCGGGACGTCCCGCGTTGGCTGCTTTGACCTGCTCCGGGTCGTACAGGGCTTGCGCGCGGCGGCTGGTTGGGTGAGGGCGGAACGAGTGGGCCGTCACCTCCATGCGGGACAGGGTGCCGCGCGCGCTGCTCGGCTTGACGCCGAGGTAGGCGGCGACGTCGTCGATGGTCCAGAGGCCGTGGTGAGTGGCACTCACTCCTGGACCCCAGCGTCGGCCATCACGATGGCGCAGTTCGTGCAGGTGCGGTATCCGTGGCTCTTGATGAGGTCCATGGCGCTGTCCCGGTCGCCGACGGTGACGGTCTCTTGGCCGCAGTAGGCGTTGCCGTCTTCGCGGGTGCGGTGGACGGTCGGGGTGGTGCCCTGCCCGTATCCGGGCTTCCACTCTTCCTGTGCACCGTCGGTGCCGTGCTTGCCGACGATGGCCCAGAACTCGTCGGTGTCGAGGGTGTCGATGTCTACGGCGCCGTGCTGCTCGATGATCTCCTCGGTGATGGCGTCGACGTCGTACTCGCCGTCGCTGGCGTCGGTGGCGGTGACGATCTGGTCGCGGAGGTCGCGGCTGGTGAAGGTCATGGTGTCCCCCTCGGGTTGGGCTTCGGGTTGTTCCCTCGGCCTCACACCTCCACTATGCATTACGTGCTGCAAGGTTGGCAAGGGGACCGCGAAAGCGGCCCTCGCTTTCCCGAAGGAGAACGAGGGCCGCTACGTGATAAAGCCGCAGGTCAGCCAGGTCGCCGGCCCCGGTAACCTGACGCCTCCTGCCGCCACTCCCGCTTCTCCCGCGCCCGCTGCGCCTTTTTCGACCGCGAGGAATCCGGGCAGTCCAGTCCGGCCGGGCCACGGCAGTGCGGGCACCACGGGCGCGACCACGACCCCAACATCCGCGCCACCGTCGCCCCCTACGCGTACAGCCTGCGTTGTGGATCCAACGCGCCCGCAGCCTGCGGACCACCACCCGGCTCCTCAGGATCCGGCGCCCCATCTCGGCGACAGACGAGCGCATCCTCGTCATACGACGGCGCCTGCAACGAGTACCCGTCCGGACACGACTGGCCGTCCTCGCCGTCCGCGCCGTCCGCGCCGGTCTCGCCCTGCGGTCCAGCCGGGCCCGGCTCCCCTTGGGGACCCGGTGGCCCGGCCGGGCCCGTCACAGACTCGCCATCCTCACCCGGCTCCCCAGCCGCTCCGTCAGTCCCATCGACGCCGTCTCTACCGGACTTGCCGGGGCTCCCCGACGGGCCCGGATCACCCGGCACGCCATCCGATCCCGGAACACCCTGAGGACCAGGCGGACCCGTCACACCCACTCCCGGCTCACCCCGCAACCCCGGCGGACCCGCCACCGGAGTACCCCCCAACTCCTGCACCTGCCGCGCCAACGCATCCCGATCCTGCGACAACCCCTGCACCCACAACGCCAGCAGCACGAACCCCGCCAGGACCAGCACAGCGAACACCGCGAACTTGGCGTCGTCCCGCCGATGCCGCTGCACCTGACTTGCATGCTCCGCCGTCACGTCCCCGCCCCCTGGCTGTTCAGGTACAGCGTCAGCAGCACCATCAGCACAGGGGCGATCAGCGCCGAGAAGATCAGCCTCCGGTCGGACGCCCGCTGCGCAGCCGCCTTCTGCTCAGCCTCCTGCTTCTCCCGCGCCTCCCGCTCCCGCGCATCCTCAATCGCCTTGAGACGTTCATCCCGCAGCCGATCACGCTCCAGCTGCGCGTCCTTCTCGTACTGGAACCGCTCGATCGACACCTTCCCGTCGAGCCGCCCGGCGACATCGCGAAAGTCCTCCTTGAGGTCCTGGTGCACGGCCTCAAGACGGCGCACGACCTCGCCGAGAGTCGGCTCATCCGGCATATGGCGCTCCGATCAGACGTACGGCTACGCGGCCTTGACGACGCTGGACTGCTCCAGCCGCACCGCCGCGATCGGAGCCGTCACCTGCGGACGCACCGCGACCAGCGCCACGGCGCCCTCGACGACCAGCATCCATAGGGCCTGCTGCTCCGCGCTCATCTCCAGCCCGAAGCCGAGGAACAGTGCCAGCCCGGCCTGCGCCAGATTCACGATCGCCGCGTACACGGCCCCGGTCTTGAGGACGGCCGCTTCGACGAGCGCCACTACCGCCGACAGCACGGCCATGACGAGCGCCTGCTCCTCCGCGCTCACGTCCCAGCCGTATGCGGTGCCCAGCTTCAGGGTCACCGCGACGAAGGCGAGGATCGCCACCGGCTCACGTCCGAATACCTTCATGATGATCTCTTCTCTCAGACGGGCTGCGCGAGTGAGCGGCAGCCGATGACAGTTCCTGAGGCGTTGCGGACCTCGCGGTACGGGACGAGCAGGTCGCTGCGCCGGTCAGTGAGCGCCAAGGCGACGACGAGGGAGACGATGTACTGCACGCCGTCGCGCTTGGGCGGCAGGTTCTGCGCGTGCCCGAACTCGACCAGCTCGGGCCACATGCCGCTGCTGACTTCGAACGTGGCCAGCCGGGCGGGCGTCGCCTCGGGCGGGATCACCTCCCGCAGGTGCGGTTCGAGGTCGTCGATGCCGTCCTCACGCTCACTGGAGTAGAGGCGGATCGGGTGCGGCGTCAGGTTGAGGATCACGCCGCCTCCAGCTTCGCGACCCGCTTCTCCAACGCGGCCAGCCGCTCCTCCACCGTCGGAGGCTTCGGCGCCGGCGGGGTGCCCTCCCACGGCTTCTCCTTGGCCATCGAAAGCACCTTGGCCATCGGGAAGTTCCCCGGATCGCCGTGGTCGTTCTCCGGCACGTGCTGATGCCCCAGCCAGCCGTAATAGTCCATCCACTGCTGGCCGGACAGGCGGACGCCGTTCGCGCCGTACGAGCCCGGGTACGCCTTCCACGTCACCGTCGAAGCGAGCTTCACGCCGTGCTCGTCCGACAGCCAGCGCACCAGACGGGCGAACTCCATCAGCGCCCAGTCCGGGGCCTCCGGCCAGAAGACGTGCGCGCGCCCCTCGGCCACCCACTTGGCGCGGGTCTTCGGATCGCACGTCCCCGTCAGTTCCACCTGTACGCAGTTCAGGGTGTTCGTCTGCACCCCGCCCGCCTTGTTCACCAGAGCGCGCGCGGACCGGTCCACGTCGAAGTGCTGGTAGACGGCGACCGTCTTGTCCTTCAGGCTCGGCACGAGCGTGAACGTCGGCGCCGACCCGCCGCCGCCGTACGACGGCAGCGTGGTGCCCTCCGTGGTGTGGACGACGCCGGTGTTGGCGTTCATCTGGTTGCCGAGGTAGCGGCTCTGATACCAGGCCGCCAGCGAGGCTCTGGGGTACTTCTGTGCGGCCATGGTCAGGCCCCCTCTTCTACAGGGTGGATCGCGAGCTTGAACTCCGCGAGATAGATCCGCTGCGGACTGCCGGAGTTGTGGCCGACCTTGAACGCGATCGGCGTCCCCGGGTGCACGAACATCTGGTGACCCTTCGTGAAGCACTGGGCACCCGGTGAGCGCGGCCGGTGATCGGTGGCCGTCGTGTCCGAACCCGTCGACAGACCCAACGGATCCCGCTCGAACCGGTCCCGCAACTCGCTGTACGAGCCGTCGTCCCAGTACACGATCCCCGTCAGCACACCCCACCCCGCGACCGCCGGCCAGATCAGCCCCGCCCGGTCGTCCGTCCGCCAGTTGGTGATCTGGTAGCCGTCGGGCTGCGCCATCTGGTGCATGCCGTGCGCGTCGTACGACTCGCCCCCGCCGAACGGGAACCTGACGATGTGGTAGCCGCCGACGGGGATGGCCTGCTCCTCGCCCGTGATGAGGGAGCAGACGTGGACCCCGGTCATGACGGCAGCTCCACCCACTGCTGGTTGTAGGCGGCGTTCCCGCCGTGCCATAGGAGGTTCCGGTTGACGTCCCGCACCAGCCAGCCGTTCAGCCGGATCCGCTTCCGGGTGCCCTCCCCGTCCCGCAGGATCAGCAGCTGGCCGTCGTCGCTGACGATGTTGTAGGAGCCGTCCAGCCAGTCCAGCAGGGCGGCGCCGTTGGTGCCGTCGTACTGCGCCGATTCCAGGCGCATCGTCACAAGGGGCATGAGAGGGGCCTCAGGCAATCCGTAGGAACATCAGGAAGGAGTCGGTGTACAAGGTCGTCGCGGTCGCGTTGCTCGTGTTCTGCGCCCACTGCAGGGCGATGTTCCCGGCGGTCGTCGACATGCGGAACGTGCCGCCGAGCGGGGTCATGTGCTGGCTGTCGGACGTGCCGTAACCCGTCCGGCCGTTGGTCACGTCGTTGGTCTCGGTGCGGATCGAGTAGCCGGTCGTGCCGGTGGTGGTGGTGCCGGATCCGGGCATGTTCCAGCCCCATTCGCCGAGGCAGTCCGTCGGCACGCTGAACTGCATCTTGATGTCCGGGGTGGGGTCGGCGAAGTACTTGACCCAGCCGAGCATGGTGTAGACCGCGTTCGCCTCCGCCGGAAACACAAGGTGAGGATCATCGGCGTACGTCGTCGTCGCCGACCTCGACGTGTCCGCCGTCTTGCGGACCGTCTGCCACTGCATCGACCGCAGCAGCGACGCGCGCAACCGCCGTCCAGCGGCGGGGATCGGGTAGGCCTCAGCAGGCATCAGTTCTCCTCACAAGGCCAGGTAGGTGGGGTAGGCGAGGTGGACGTCCGTGCCCGCCGCGTGGGCCTTCACGCAGCCGTTGACGGACCGTGTGACGGTGAGCGTCTGCGGGTTGACCACGTTGAAGTCGTCGTAGCGGATCTGCGGGTTCACGTTCGTGTTACCGGTGACGGTGATCGACCTCGTGCCCAGCGTGTTCGCCGCGCTGATCGAAGAGTCCGTGGCCTCGACGTCCCACCGAGGCGGCTCCACGGTGCCCGCCAGCCACGCCTTCGCCTTGATCGCAGTGCCCTTGCACTGGAGTCGGACGCGGATGAACGTGCCCGCAACGTGCGTGACGCCGGACAGCGTGACCGTGCCCAGGTCGGTGCCGACGTTCGCGACGAGCTTCCGCAGCACGAGCACGATCGTGTTGCTGGTGGTGAACTCCAGGCGGGCCATGTACATGTTCTCGCTGTCGAGCATTCGCGCGGTCAGTGCTCCGAACAGCGAGTTCCCGGTCGCCAGCGCCGACGTGGTGATGCTGCCGTAGAAGTCGCTGTCCGGGTGGATCGCGGCGATCGACGTCCGGCGGGTCGCGTCCACCGTCGACAGGACATGCACCCCGTACCCGGAGCCCACGCTGTAGTCCGACGCCACACCGCCCGCCGTCGTCCACGCTTGCCCCGTATCCGCGCTCCCCCACGAGTTGGAGCTCGTCCGGCCGAACGCGTCCTCAATGAACCCGGTGCACGACGTCACCGTCCACACCTCGCCGGCCGCCCGAACATCGAACGGCGCGTCAGCGGTGTCCGTCGTCCACAGACAGGTCTCGCCCGCCGACGGTGCCACGTACACGGTCGTGTCCGAGTCGGAGACGGCGGTCAGCGTCTCGGAGCCGTCGGTGTCAATCCGGGCCTCCTCGTCGTCGAGGAGGCCGGTCGAGTTGTACGGGGCGGCCGGCGCGCAGACGAGGGTGATGCGGTGCTCGAAGTGGGTGATGGATTCTTCGAAGCCTAGGACGATCTGGTCGATGGTGTCGGGTGGCAGCCAGGCGGGCGGGTTCTCGATCTGTACCCGGTCGCCCTGCCGCAGCGCGAGGACTGCTTGCCGCAATGCCGGATTCTCGACGAAGCTGTTGTGGGCGAGGTTGACGCTGATGCGGGGGAACCGGTCCTCGTCCACCGTCCCCGACCGCACCCGCCACGCAGCATGATCCCGCAGGGTGGCCGTATCCGACGCCGCCAAGTTCAGGGAGAGCCCCGCCCCGTCGGAGTTCGGGCCGTACGGCCCCACCCCGGCCGGAGGGTACGCGGTCGAGAGACGCCCCTCCGTCTCCTCATACGTGGCGCTGATGCCGTTCGCGGTGACGGTGACCTTGTTCGCGAGGTAGCGGTCATCGCCCACCGGCACCGGCACCTGCGACAGATGATGCCCCGTATAGGACAAGACGAGCGCGGGATCCTGGCGCTCCAGGCTGGTCCGGGTGCGGTAGCCGAGGCCGAGCACATCCGTCGTCTCGTACAGCATGCCGCCGTCGGCCTTCACGCACTCCTGCATCAGGGAGAGCGGGTTCTCCCTGCCCTGCGCCCCCATCGCCACCGTGTCGTCCAGGTCCCCTACCCATTGGAAGGGGATGCTGTTCTCGGCGCACAGACGTTGAATGCGGCGGCCTGCTGTTTCCCCGATCGGGTTCAGTCGCACGCCGAGCGCGTCGACGGCTGTGATCGCGTTCTGGGCCGTGACGTGTCCGATTGCGACGCCAGGCAGATACTGGGTGCCTGCCACGCCGACCACCGTGCGGCTGGCGGGGCCAAACTGTACGCGTGTCAGACGTGTGAGCTGCGTCAGGTTGGCTGTGTCCGTCGCGCTGTACACGGTTCCTGAGGCGATGTCTACGACTCGGACGGCGCGTGTGATTCCCGTGCCGCTCTCCTCCAGTTCGACGGAGATGTAAACGTGGCGGCCGCGGATGTCGACAGTGTGGGTGAGTTCGGCGCCGAGCGGGGAGCCGTCGGAGTCGTGCTGCCGGAGGACGAGGGTGTTGCCGGTGGTGGTGTAGTACAGCTCCCAGAACGTTGTGGCCCCGTATTCCTCTTGGTCGATGGCGCAGAGGACTTTGCCGTCGGAGAGGCCTTCGAGGGGGATGTGGGCGAGGAACCGAATCTGGTGGGCGGTGGGGTCGGAGTAGCGGGCGATGCCGCCGGAGAGGGTGGCGGTGGTGAGGTCGGGCAGCGGGTCGGAGGCCTTGAAGCCGTCGTAGGACGCCAGGTCCAACGTGCCGGTCCAGGTCATGCGGGAGCCGGAGGTGAGGGCTGAGGCCAGCGATGTGGCGTCGGTGGGGTCTTCGCACGGCCAGTAGGCGACGACTGTGGGTGCGACTGGGTCGGTGATCGCCTGGTAGATCACGGAGTGGTCGGCGCCCGGCCCTTGTTCGAGGCGCTGGAGGATGCCGGAGATTTTGACGTCGGTCCATACGTCGTTCCCGGAGCGTTCCCAGCCCTGTGACCAGTCGGACACCTCGCCGCGCAGTCGGTAGCTTTTGCTGCCGAGGCCGTCCGGGACGGACCACCACATCTCCGTGTTCCGGCCGATCTGCCCGAAGTACTCCCCAGTGGGAACCTTGGGGTTGAAACGCCCGTCCGTGTTGCGGAGTTGCAGGTCAGCGTCGGAGGCTTCGGTCTGTCCGGCCTCGGCGCGCATGCCACGGCTGTTGATGTTGATCTGTCCGCTGTCGTCGCGGACCATCGTGAAGCTGGTGATGTCCACCGCCTGCCCGCCCACGCGCATCTCGATCTGCACCGGCTCGCCATTGGACGCCTCCCCCGACGCCCGCACCGGGCCGGGGAGGTTGACGAGGCGGCGCTTGAACGCTGCGACGAGCGGAGCGATGGACGGCACAGGTCAGCCCACCTCGTTGAAGATCACATAGCAGCGCATGTCGACGCCGGTCGTCGCGGTGGTCGCCCGCACCCGCAGGAACCGGGACACGGCCACGATCGGGCGGGTGTCCGGCATGAACTGGCGGACGTACGTGTACGGAGACTCGCTCGTGGTCGCCGACAAGGCGACGGCGTCGAACACGCGGGATGCCGTCGTGGAGCCCTCGCTGGTCGAGGTATAGCCCGTCGCCGTCGTCCCCAGCGTGAGCAGCGACGCCGTCCCGTTCGGATCCAGGTTCACCACACCCGCGGCAACGTGCTGTGTCACCGTCGCCGCGACGTCCGTCTGCAACAGCTCCACCACACCGTCCGCGCCGGCGGTGTCGTCGATCGTGAAGCCCCACTCCAGCACCTGAATCTGCCGGGTGCTCGGTGTGGCGAGCTGGAGCATGGTCTTGATGGCCGTGCCCGTCGTTACCGACGCCAGAGCGGCCGTCGTCGGCGCGGGCCCATTCCAAGTGATGTACGGCAAAGCCGCCTCCTATCGTTCGAGGGCCTTCAGGCCGCCCCGTCTGTGAATGACACCGCGAAACGGGTCGAACATCTGCTGCGCCAGGACCCGGCCGTCCAGCTCGATCGTTTGATGAACGATGATCGGCTGGCCGCCGCCTGCTGCGGCCATGCGGCGGGAGTCCGGGTTCGAATGCACCATCGACCCGTACGGCAACCTGACCAGTTCCGGGCCCTGCTCACCCACCCACGTCAAACCCCCACGCGGGCCGCCTCCGGCAGCGGCGCCGATGATGCCGCCCGCGGCCTTCCCTCCGATCGCCCGCTTGATCGCCTTCTCCAGCGACTTCGCAAGCCGGTCCATGGCGCGTTCGAGTTTGTCCTGCTGCTTGCCCAGCGACTTGATCAGACTCTCTTGCGCTTTGATCGCCGCCCCGTAGAAAGCATCCGCCGTCGTCTTCCCCGCACTCCCCGCCGCCGCGGCGATCTGCTTCTGCAGATCATTCAGCGAGGCGATCTCCGAGCCCGACGCCCGCAGCAGCGCGCCCGCCGTCTCCAGGCCGCCGCCCTCGATGCCGGCCTCGGCCACCTGCTTGATCAGGCTCTTGTCCAGGCCGCGCGCCTTCAGTTGCTTCAGTGCGTCAGCGAACGCGGTCGCCTGATCGCGGGATTCCACGAGGCCGCCCATGATGGAGCGGACCGTCACCGGCTTGTCCCCGCGCACGCCGCGGGTGATGTTCGCCGCAGACAGCACCCCCGACTTGACGCTGCTGGCCAGCTGAGAGGCAGACGACTTGAGGCTGTCGAGTTTGTCCTTGGCTTTCTCCAGCGACGCGTTGACCTTGGTCAGGTTCTTCTCGTACTTGATCAGCCCCGAGCCGGCGGAGTTCAGCAGTCGCAGCAGCCGCGACTCCGTCCCGCCCGAGGTGGCCCGCTTGATGTCGCCGCGTGCGGCGTTCAGGGCGGACACCAGAGACTTCAGGTCGGAGGGTGCGCCGAGTGCCTTCTCGAACGGTGTCCGGCTGTAGCCTGCTCGCTGGCCGAAGTGGCTGATGCCGAACTGGTCGCGCAGATCGTTGCGGGCGTCTCGCATCGTGTTGGAGAGCTTGCCGCCCTTCGCGAAGCCAGGGATCTTCAGCCGGTCGCTGTTGATGGCTTCCAGCAGGGGCAGGTATTTGCGGGTGGATCGGGCGTTGACGACGTACTCGGTGTCCGAGATGAGGCCCGTCGCGCCGGACGCGAACATCGCGAGGATGCTGTCTGAGGTTCCGGTGCCGGGGCCGCTGATCAGCCCTTCGGGTGCCAGTTGTACGTTGCCGCCGTCCGCGTACTTGCGCAGGCGCCCCCCGAGGGCGCTCTTGTTGGTGAAGTCGCGCTCGCCCTGGCGGAACGTCCGATAGGTCTTGGTGTAGGTGGTGTTGACGTAGGTGTTGGCGGTGTTCCCGTCGAGGTTGTTCAGAGCGGTGGAGACGGCGCCGATGCTGCCGAGGGCCTGACCGTTCGCGGTGAACACGGCAGTCTTGCCGTCGGGGAGTTGCTTCGTCTTCAGCCCGACGGCTTCCAGGGCGGCGATCGCCGCCCCGTTCAGGGTGGAGACTCTGACCTCTTTCGCGTCCGGGGTGTCCCGGATCGCCGCGCGTACTTCCTCCAGGCCGGTGATGGCCTCTTCACGTTCCAGCTTGACGATCGTAGCGATCTCGCCTGGCGCGCCCAGCAGTGTGTTGACGTACTCGGTGGCCTTGGCTTTGTTCCCGTCGAAGGCGTCGGTGGCGAGCCGCATCATCGTCTCGCGCAACTCTTCGGACTTTTTCGTCATGCTGCCCAGCGACTCGCCCGCCGCCAGCCCCGCAGCAATGAACTCGTCCTGCGCCTTTGCCGCCTCCGACATGGCCCGGCCGTTCGCCTGACCCGCCTTCGTGTCCAGGTCCAGCGTCGCCCCGTGCTCCTTGAACGACGCGGTCAGCTTGTCCAGGGACTCCTCGTACCCGATCTGCGCGTCGTACGCGCTGCGGTTCACCTCGTTCAGGGCAAGGATCGACGCGCGCAGGCCGTCCGCCGCACCCTTCTGCGCCTCCAGCGTCGCCGACGTGTTCCGGGCCGCCTCACCGAAAACACCCATCGCCTCAGCAGCAAGATCTTCCTCGAACTTGATGTCGGCGAGCGACCCCTTGTAGCCGTCCATCTGGTTGGTGAATTCCTTCAAGGACCCCCCGCCGTCGACGTACTCCTTCGACAGCCGCTTGAACGCGGCCGCAGCCACGTCTGCCTTGCCGTTCTTCACCAGGTTCGTCAGGCCCTCGTCGATGCTGTCGAGGTTCTTCCGCGCCTCCTTCGACGGGGTGGAGTCCGCGAACCCGAGGCTGAAGATCTTCACCAAGGCGTTCTGCACGTTGTCCGCAGTCGACGGGTCGGTGATGTTCCGCACCGACTCGTACAGCCCATCGAGATCCTTGCCGAACAGGCGGGCCGCCTCACCGGACACCTTGCCCTTGAGGCCCAACTGCCCGAGCGACTGCGTCAGCTTGTCCACGTTCGGAGGCGCCTCGCGGCCGATGTTGCCCAGCTTCGAGAACGCCACCGTCACACCAGCGATAGCAGCCACGACAATCGACGCCCTCGACGCCACACCCAACGCCAGGAACGCCGCCCGCAGACTGGCCAGACCACCACCCGCAGCGATCGCCGCACCCCGCATCACGCCGATACGGGTCCCCAGCGCCGCGATACCCGCAGCCGCCGCCGACGCGCCCGCGCCGGCCAGCGTGACCAGCTTCAGTGCCACCGCCGTCTGCATCAGCACCGTCACCAGTTCCGGCGGCAGCGCGGCCACCAGATCGGCTGCCGCAGTCACCAGCGTCAGCATCCCCGGACCCGCATCCGCTGCGGCCGAAGCCAGCGTTGTCACCGCGCCGCCCAGCGAGGACAGTGCTTCTTCGACGGCTGGCCCGTTCTTCTCCGCGTAGTCCATGAACGCTTTGATCGGCCCGGACGCCTCGCCCTCGGACAGGGCCCGCGCCAGGCTGATGGCGCCGTCGACGGCCTTGTCCAGGGACTCGTTCGCGAACGTCGACACCCGGTCGGCGAACGCGTCGAAGCCAGGGGATACGACCGCCCCGCCCGCCACATTCATCAGCCGATCAAGCTGGGTGGACGTGCCCTCCACCATCGGCTCCAGCCGGGGCAGGATTGCCCCGAGGACCGTGAACGACTTCTCGATCGGCGCCATCGTGAACCGGGCCGTACTGTCGGAGAAGTCCTTGTACTCCTGCTTCAGCGTCTGCCAGCCGACTGCTGCCCGCGCCGTCGCCGCGGGCATGGAGGCCAGCGAGTTCGACAACTGCAGTTGTGCCTGCGCCGCTTCCTTTGACCCGCGGCCGTTCTGCTGCACCGCCTCCTGGTACTTCTTCTGCGCTTCCGATGCTTTCGACAGGTGCGACACCTGGCCGGCGACGGCAACACCGAACGCCGCCATGGCGCCGGTGGCCCCTATGGCGGACCCGGCCGTCTTGACCGACGCCGCGCCGAGGGTGGCCATGACCGGCACTGCTGCCGTCGCGAGCGCGGACAGGCTCCCGAGTGAGTGCGTGGCCTCTCGTTTCAGTCGGCGGAACGCGGCCACGGCCTGCGCATCGGATGCGCGGATCCGGATGTCTACATCGTCTCCAGCCATTCTGTTTCACCTCCTTCCACAGGCTTGGGTTCGTCGGGGGTGCCGGCGGCTTCGATGGCGAGCAGGCGCAGGAGGGCGGTGTCTTCCTGCATGAGGGTGGTGTAGGTGTAGCCGGGGAACTGGCGCAGCAGGCCGAGGGTGCGGCGTGCGTAGGTCAGCTGGCCTGGCTCTGTGATTCGGCGACCGGCGTCATCGGGATGGGGGGCGCCGGGGAAGTCTCGCCAGAGGGCGAGTTCTCGGGCAAAGGGTCGGCATCGTGGATCCCCACCATGGCCTGGAGCCATGCCCGGTTGAGTACGCGGATGAGGCGTTGGTCGCGGGTGCGGGCTTCGCTGACGGGGATCGGCTGGTCCTTCTCGTTGGTGAGGTTCCAGGAGATGAGGGCCTTGTAGAAGCGGTCGATGGTTTCGCCGTCGCCCCAGCCGTCGCCGTCGTACCAGGCCATGCCGGTGGCGTACTCGTCGATGCTGAGGCTGTGGAGGGTGGCTTCGAGGCCGTGGTAGGGCTCGCCCGGCTTGAAGCGGACGGTGATGGTGCTGTCGGGCTCGCGGAATCCCACGGCCGAACCTCCAATCGTGTCGGGTCTGGGGGTCAGGACCAGGTCGGGACGGTGCCGTCGGCGAGCTGGAACGGGACGCTCCACGTGAATTCGCCGGACTGTGCGCGGGTGAGGGCGTAGTCGGTGAGGATGACCTCGTTGTTGAGGGTCTGGCCCGAGATCACGATGCCCATCGTCCGCTCCACAGACGTGGACGAGACGGTCTTGAAGACGGCGTGCGCGAGGTTCGCGCCGTCGTCGAAACCGCCCGCCATCGTGCCGGAGAAGTCCGCGAGCAGCAGCAGGCGGGCCATCGCCGACTCAGCCAGCGAGGTGATGTCCTGGACGCCGCGAGGCATGGTCCAGTCGAGGTTGAAGACGGACGTGCGGATGTCCCGCGCCGACCCGCCGCTGTCGTCTACGTTGAGCGTCGTCCAGCCCAATCCGGATTCGATCGCCACAGGTCAGCCCTCCTTTGTTGCGAGGGTCAGCGGGCGCTGCCCTTCGTTGCTGTCTGGTTGTTCCGGGACCCACTTCGGCTCGCGGTCGCGGTCGACGTACAGGGAGCCGAAGATCTTGCGGACGCCGCTGCGGTCCACCCATTCCTCGTGGAACAGCACCCGCGCCTGAATCGCCTGGCCCGTGCATGTCACCTTCACCACGCGGATCTGGTAGCCCCCGTCGACGAGGGCGCGCAGCCGCTCGGACGGGCCTACCAGCGTGATCTCGAAGCCCTTCGGGCCGAGATGGCGTCGCTGCGCACCGCTGCCGTCATACCAGTCGGCGTGGACGAGCGCGGGTGTGCTGACCTTGAGGTCGTCGCAGTCGTCGGTGTAGTCCTGGCCGTAGATCTCCAGGCGCCACAGCTTTGTCTCTGTCATCGCGGTTAGCCCTTGTTCCGTTCGTCGAGGAGACGGCCCATGTGCTGCTGCACGTGCTCCACCCAGTCCGCCGCCCGCTGGTGCACCCGCAGCTCGCCGACCTTCGCCCGGTAGTCGCCGCCCCGCACGAGGTACTTCTCCGGCATCGTCTGGTGATCGGCGAAGCACCGCTGATACGGCTCGAACCGGAACACCGTCAAGCCCGCGCCGTTGCGCTGCTCCCGGAACGTGCGCCGCGAGGACCGAATGAACGCCGCCTGCGACCTGCCAAAGTCGGTGGACTCGTCGATGACGGACTCCCACCCGGACCGCCAGGCCGCGCAGCCGACCTTCTCGCAGACGGTCTTCACCCGCTTGTCCGGACGCGACTTCACCGACCACGTCTGATACGCCTCCACCGGCAACCGCGGATCACGAGGAAGAAACGCCACCACACCCACCCCCTAGAACGTCGTCGCCGTCAGGTTGACGTTCACCGCAGCCGCGAAAACCAGCGACGTGAACCCACCCGAAGTCGTCGTCACCGCCCGCACATACCGGCGGATCTCCGTCCCCGCCGCGACCTCGATCCGCTGCGTCGTCGGCCCGCTGGTGATCTGCGTGAACCCGCCACCCGTGATGTCCGCGAACGTCGAGTTGTCGTGCGAGTGCTGGAGTTTCACCGTCACGTCCGTGCCCGCGAACGAGAACACCTGCAAGTACGCCTGCAAGCCGTGCTCCGTGTGCGACGACGCCAGCGCGTTGCCGTTCACGGTCCACGTCCGCGGCGTCGCGTCCGTGACCCCGTTGCCCGACGCCGACGCAATCGGTGCGGCCACCGAAGTGCCGCCGATCCCGGACAGAACCTGAGCCCGGAAGATCTTCCCGGCCAGCCTGTTCACGGTGCCGCCGGTCTGCGCGCCGAGCTCCAGCACTGCCGTGGACGCGAAGATGCTCGTGGTAGCCCCGTTGAGCTGCTGGGCGCCCAGTGCGGTCCAGGTCGAGCCGTCCTCGCTGGTGTAGAAGTTGACGGCCGCGTCGCCGCCGCCGTTGTCGACGTCGAGGGTCGCCCGCACCCAGTGCGTCGATCCGTTGGTGAAGGTGTTCACTGCGGACGATGTCTCGGTCAGCTCCGCCGTACCGTCCTCCGACCAGCGGAAGATCAGCGCCCCGGTCGCGGTGACGGCCAGCGCGTACGAGCGCTGGTTGCCGGTGGCCGTGTACTTCGCGATCAGCGTCGACTCCGTGGCCGGCGTCCAGTCGTCCATCGCCACCCGCACCCGCAGGTCGATGTCGCCGGTGATGTCCAGCGCGGCGGCGTCGGGGGTGGAGACGTAGTCGCCGGATGCTCCGGGCAGGAGAACGAAGTCTTCGCCGTCGTACCCGAACTCGGCTGCGGTGCCGTTGGCCGCGCCGGTGTCGGTGCGCTTGCCCGCGGTGAGGAGGTCGCACCATTCGAGGCCGTACGCGTTGCCCTGCGCGTTGACGGCGATCGTGAGGGAGCCGTCCTGTGACCTTGTCGGGTCGTAGTTGATCTGCTTTCCGACCAGGCAGGCCGCCGGGTCGCCGATCGCCGAGCCGGTGTCCCACATCAGGTGCTGGTCTGCGGTGGGCAGCGCGGAAAGCCTTGAGTGTGCGCGGCCGCTGGCTTTGTTGAAGAAGGTCATCCACGAGATCCGGCCGTCCCTCAGCAGCCCGACCCGCTTGAACGCCGACTTGTCGATGGTGGTGATGTCCTGGGTGCCGACGAGGCCGCCGCCGATGTCGTCGGCGGAGCCGGTGTCACCGGACAGGTCGTAGCCGCCGTAGTAGAAGCTCTGGCCGAGGCCGTTGCTGATCGCCATCTAGGCCTCCTGTGTCCACACGCTGTTGACGATCGTCGGAATGGTGAGGGTCGCGACCCGGTAGGTCGTCGACCCCAGCTGCAGATAGCCGAACTTGGCCCGGAGGGCTTCTTCGCCCTCGCCGAGGAGGTCGATGTTGCGTACGGTCCCGCCGAGGGTGAAGTCGCCGCTGTAGGCGCCGATCACTGCGGCGGCGGCGCCGCCGATGACGAGGTCGACGTCGTCCATCGGTTCGGTGTCGGCAGGCAGGTAGACGCGCCCGTTGAACGTCACCCGTGCGCTCGTTGAGTTGAGGCCCGAGCTCTCCGTGGGGCCGATGCTGCCGAGCCACACCGCGAACGTCAGGCCGGAGCCGGGCGCAGACACCGGCTCATGCCCGAGTACCTGCCCGAACAGGCCCAACGCCTGGGCGTGGGAGGTCAGCCAGCTGCGGGGGGATGCGAGGTCGAGGGCCATCACATCCTCCCCGTGTACCGGCGCAGCAGCCGTTCACCGATACCGACTTTGCGGGCGTTGAGCTGGGCGCGGGTGACGATCCAGTGGTCGTAGCCCTTGAACTTCGTCACCGGGAAATTCCGCGACCCGATCCCGGCCAGCCAAGGCCCGTACACCACACGGGAGTCGGTGATCGTATGGCCGTCGACGACCTTGCAACGGGACTCGTAGTAGCCGGTCGGGTTCCGGAACACCCGGTGCATCTCCCCGCGGAGGATGTCCAGTCCCTCGTTGGCGAGACGCCGCTCCAGGTGGTCGACGTACTGGTTGAGGACACGCAGGGCGCGGCCGTCGAACATGGGGCCGCGGGTTTCGGTCGATACGTTCAGTCGCATGGCTACGCCGCCCTCGTCCGGCCCTTACGGGCGTGTGACGCGTACACGCGCTTCCGCAGGTCGTTGATGCCGCGGCCCGCGACCTCGCGCTCCGACTCCCCGGAGCCGGCCGTCCGCGCGTACCCGGAGCGGCCCTGCATCAGGTCGGTGACTGCGTCGGCGACGCAGAGTTGCCGGACGGGGCCGGGCGGGTCCCACCGGTACACGGTGGCGGCGGTGTTGTGGGCGGCTGCTGTGGTGCCGAGGGCGCCGCGGGCCACGGTCAGGGTGCGGGGGGCGTAGATGGTGGCGCCTGCCGTGTGCGCTGCGATGGTGGAGCCATCCCAGGCGCGGGTGACGATCAAGGTGTTGCCCGCGATGTCGTCGACGCGCATGCGTTCGCCGCCAATGAGGATGGCCTCGCCGGCTGCGAAAGCCGCGCCGCTCTGGACGGTCACAGTGACCGCGTTGTTCTGGTTGGTGAGACCGGAGCCGCCGAGGGTCTGCCCGGTGTCGAGGTTCGACCGGCTGGTGACGATGACGCGTTCGTCGTCGATGCGGAGCAGGTTGCCGACGCCGATGTTGGCGGAGGTGGCAGCATCCACGTCGATGCCGGTCTCGACGGCGTCGAGGGCCTCGACGGTCGCGCCTGTGGTGGTCTCGTCGTCGCGGTACCCGAACAGGCCGGTGATGGCGATGGCGCGCTGGTGGGTGTCGCCGCCGCCGAATGCTGCGGTGGAGTCGAGGTCGATCTCCACCCTGTTGTAGGGGGGCCCATAGGTGTTGGGCTCCAGGAAGTAGTCCGTGCTCGGGATGGTGACGCCGCCCGAGGCGAGGGTGGTGACGGAGATGAGTTCGTTGCCGTCGAGCCAGAGCCGCCACGGGCGGGCGTACTGTCCGTTCGGCCAGTCGAAGTAGCGGGTCTCCTGCACGGGGTAGAACACGCGGTGACACAGGCCGTGTACGGCTTCCGTTGCATCAGCGAGCGCGCGGTCGATCCGGGCGTTGGAGCGCGCCGTCTCCTTCACGTCCAGCTCGGCTTTGATCTCCTCGCGGGTAGCGAGCCACGGTGTGATCATCTCTCGTCACCTCCTCTCACGGTGTCGTCGATGCGGGTGGGCTACTCGGAGACGTCAGGCGTCGACGTACCGTCCGTCTTCTCGCCAGCCGTCGAAGGGGCAGAATCGGACCCCGTCTGGTCCTTCTCGGAGGGGTTCGCCGTCTTGCGGGCACGCCTCGGGCGGGTCTTGCTGCTCGGCTCGGAGTTCGTCGGCGGCTTCTCGGTAGATGCTGATGAGCTGCTCCCAGGCGATGACTCCTCACCTCCCTCTTCCTCCGCGTCGCGGCTGGTCGGATGGACCTGGGTGCCGAACGGCAAGTCGAGAAGCTCGGGGCCGTGCTCGCCTTGCTGCTCGGGCTGCGCCTCGGCTTCAGGTTCCGGGGCGACGTCGGCGCCCTCGGGCTCGGGCTCGGGCTCGGCGGGCAGCGTCGCGTCGGACGCCCCACCGTGGCGGGTGATCTTCGCCATGGGATCTCCGTCCTCGTAGAACTCGGTGTTGTGGCAGCGAGGGCAGCGGAAGAGACCGACCGCGTACTTCGTCCCGCAGCCCGCCTCCCCGCCGCACACCCACAGAGCCATCAGGCCGCCACCAACGTGGCGCCGTCGTCCAGCGGGATCCAATACACGACCCACGTGATCTCGCCGTCCGTGCCCGCAGACACCGACTCGATCTGACCGATCCCGACCGGCACGATCCCAGTGAGGGACACCGTCGACACCGTCGTGTTGGAACCACCCGTGATCGCCGCCGCCGGGCTCGTCATCGACAGCACCGCGCCGGCCGGGGTGTCGTTCGTGCCGAGGTCGGTGGCGGTGCAGAGATCCATCGTGGTGCCCGTGGTCGGGTTCGACACGAGCTTGTAGCTGTTGGCGACAGAGATCGCGGTACCGACGTAGCCGTAGATCGCGGTGATGCCGACACGGCCACCCGCGATCGTGAACAGGGGCACCGTCGTCGCCGCGAGCGTTCCCGTGGACTTCGAGGCACGCTGGCCGAGGTTGATCAGCCGCAGCTGGTTCGCCTGAATCAGAACAGACATGGGTTCAGACTCCGATCAGGTCAGCAGGGCTGCGAGGTTGGCGGGCGCGCGCTGCACGGTCAGATCGCGCATGAAGTACAGAACCGTGAGCGTCTTGTCGCCCGTCCCGAGGTCCGGCACGTTCACCGAGATCCACTCGTAGCCGTCGGACAGCTCCGCCGCGTCGACCTCGAACACGAGGATGTTCTGCTCGATGTCGGTGGTCTCCGACGCCGCGACCGCGATCTCCGAGGCGGCGGCCTGCGTGTACTTCGTCCACGTCTCCGAGTTGTCGATCGCGGTGGCCGACTTCAGCCAGTACTCGGTGATCGTGTCGAGGTCCGCCGGTGTGCCGCCGGAGGAGACGGTGTGCTGCTGAAGGTCGACCTGGAGGTCGTCGCCGCCGGTCGCTACACCGCCGACGAGGACGACGGTGACGCCGCCCGCGTTCTTGAGGTGAACGCGCTTGCCGGTGACCGCCCCGTTCGTGGCGGCCGGCGGGGCGCCGAGTCCGATGTCGAACAGCCTGCCGAGTGCCTGCATGATGTGCCCTCCTGGAGGGGGTTGAGTGCCTCTGCGGATGCGGCCGGGGCAGGGGCGTTACTG